TGCTGTTCCGTCTATATGATAATCACCCGGAACGTCCATGTCGTATACTTTGTGGGTCGGTGGTCCTTCGTTCATAACCACCCGAAAGCAACCAGCGTTTATAAACTCAAATGGCATTTCTATAAAAGTAAAAATATTAGATGGATCTTCTATATCTTGTTGTTTGTGGTACACTCTCCATTCTTTATCATTTTCCACTGGCCAGCCCGCCCATCCTCCTACGTGAATGTTTACACTATAGCTCCTATGACGAGGGAAGATCTTTCTTAACTCACCGGCCTTATTTGTTATTCTGAGCATGTCCTTGTCCGCCGGGCATTTAAATACCCCAACAGACTTACCCACGTAAGGAAAAAGGGGAGTTTTTGTTAGAAATTGTGCTTGGTTTAGATATTTAGAGAGGTTCAAGCTACCGGGTGCCCATGTATACTCCGAACATCTTTCATATTTCCAAGAACTTGAATATAATATTTTATCGCCATGGTCATCACTGAAAGTCATGTGGGCCATTTGTAGCTGTTTTTGGTTATTAATACATGCTACTCTTTGGGCAATTGATTTAGCCTTGCCAAGAGCTGGTAGGAGGAGAGCGGCCAAGATCGCAATAATGGCGATGACTACCAAAAGCTCAATTAGGGTAAAGCCTTTTTTGAAATATCCTAATTTCCGCATGACAACTCAATTAAATTATTACCAAAGAAGGCTTTTGTAAAGTCTACGACGTGATTTTCTTCAAAATCTTTGCATGTATATATGTCTATTGAAAAGAAGGGAGGGGTCCTAGTTCCCCAAGAATAAATATGTATTCCAGACTCTTTCCGATCATTCTTTTTCTAAAGATATCTGGAGCTAAATCTTTCATTCTTTATTAATAAACAGGATTCCATGTTGGGTGGTGCCCCCAACTATCATTCCAATACCAACCCCATGAAGCATACACCGTACCATCTATATTGCGGTGATTCCCTGTTCTATTGTATCTACCTATACCCCCTCCTCCCCCGTACCATCTGTGAGTATTAGGATCTGGTACAATTGCTCTTTCCCTAAGCCACGCAAGATCACGATTGTTCGCGCTTACTATTTTATCCGTATTAGTCGTTGGGTTCATTGCATCGGACGATATATTTACTGTATCCTGCTCAAGCCATCTTCTAAATTCTACATGCGCATCCACAAAAGAGATAACAGAACCTTTGTTATGATAAACTCCCGGCCAGTCTTGAGAAAAAAAACTATCACCATTTTTAAGCGTTGGCGCTACTCTAAAGTTCCCAGCGTTAATAGATTGAGGCGGCATTTCAATAAAAGTAAACAATTGACTAGAGTTATGCACATCATCATAAGTATGATGAACTTTGTATTGGGTATCTGACAACCAAGGCCACCCTGACCAACCGCCGATAAAGAGATTTATACTATAGGAACGCGGTCTACTTATAATCTTAGCGTTAACTGTAACAGTTGACTTGTCTCCGGGGCAATGATATATGCCCATACCCGCATAGGGCTTCAAGGGAGAATAGAAAAGGGGTCTATCAGTTTGGCCCCACGGTCCGTTACCGCTCATACTGTCTGCAACCCATGCCCACATACCAGTAGGCTCACCAGCCCAAGCTGAGGCGTATGGGAACCTATTTTCGTG